CAATGATGTACCACGTTCCCTCGTGGCCATCAATCTTAATATTGTCGCTAATCCAACTCAGCATGTGCCATCGTTCCGGTTCTCTCACGATTGCCCACGTGCTGAGCGAATCCTGCTTATGCGCAAAATCTTCGATGGCCTCAACCGTTCCGCAAGTATCGCAGATGTAGCAGCCGACACGGCGGCTGAGGGCATTGCGCGTGACACTCTCTGCGTCCATCGTCATCTTCCCACAGCGTGGACACGCGAAGTGTCCGCCCTGCTGCTTCTTGGCAAATTCGGCAATGAGAATCCGCGCCAGCGTTTCCTCGTTTGGTTCGATACTTTCGACTTCCCATGCCTCGCGGCCGTCGGCTTTGGCTTTTTCTCGTGCCTGCTGCTGATCCACTGCGAACACAGCAGCGGTGATCCGCTGGCCGTTGTCACGATTGCGATAAGTGACTGTCCAGGACTTATTCTCCATGCTGTCCCTCACTTTCTGTTGTGCAGGTCTTCGATCTCATCGAGAGTTGCCAGCTTGACATCGAGCGCATCAATAACTTCCTGGCAGTGTCTTGCGATGTCGAGCGCCTGCCCCTCAAGGGCCTTTTCCTGCATCTCGCGATGTTTCGCTTTATCGGCCTGAATGCCCTTACGCGCCCAGCCGAGAATTTCAAGATAGGTCATAGCATTTCCTTTCTCCCCGTCACGCCGGTAGGACAGCCTTGGATTTACAGCTTGCAAAGGTTCTTGAACTCGCTGGCGATGTTCTCAATAATCTGGGCGGTGCTGTAATACTGGGTCGGGTTGTCCTGCTTGGCAGCGTCCATGAGCATTGCGAGAAATTCTTCCGCGTCCATGCGGTCGATGATGATTTTGTCTTCCATGATGGCTCCTTTCACTCGATAGCAGCTTCGATGCTGCTGATGGCATCTTCCAGACTGTCCACGGCGCTGGAAAGATTGTCGCAGGCTTCGTCGGCCTTTTCATAGCGTTCGCTTTCCTGCATATTCTCCGGGATGTTGTCTCGGTATTCTTCTTCCTCGGCCTGAAGGTCTTCGAGGCCGCCTTTCAGCTCCTCTAACTGGTCAATGATAGCCTGCAAATTCTTGCGGCGGATTTTATTCATGGCCTGTCCTTTCTCCCCGTATGCCCGGTAGGTCAGGCAGCATCGATTATTTTCTGATCCGTTCGCTGGTGCCGTCAGGATGAAAGATAACCTCTATCTCCTTGCCAGTGTCACAGTGGGCAATGACGGAAACAGGGAGTCGCGTCTGCTGGGTGCGGGCTTTGGCTGCCCCTGTTGCCTGCTCCCGGATTGGGGTACTACCGATAACCCGCCCAGTCTGCTTAATTGTGAATCCGATGATGTGCATGATATTCTCCTTCTGCCCTCGCAACCTCCGGGGCTGGAACATTATTACGCCAGATTACGCCAGCTTGAATACCGTGTAGCAGGTGTTTCCGTTTTCGTCGCGGACATCTTCAATCTTGCAAAGCTTAGACAGCGCTTCGCTCATTGGAGAACCGTAGGTTCCGCGTTCCCACAGCCCGGCGCGTTCTGCCATGTTCCAGAAACAATTCCGCCGCCGGGAAATGGATGATGCTTCGTGAACCGCGCCCGGATGAAGTTTTCGCACCACTCGACTTTTACGCTTTTCATTTGGTTTCCTCCTTGCCCTTATGCGTTCTGAGGCTGGATGTCATACGCTTCAGCTCTTTCGACTTCGCCGCCGATTCTCCAAGAGTACCCTTTACCGGTGGCTGCGATGCAGAAAGCAACGTCTGTGACGATCTCGCCGTTGTCTCCGCCCTCCATAGGGATGATGTTCTTTAGGGCGGGTGCAAAGCCGACGGTCTTTTTCATGGCGTCTCTGGCAGCTCTCTTGTAATCCATAGCAGTTATCTTCTTCATGGTGCGGATTTCCCCTTTCAACGCAGCCGATAGGTTCTGTCCCGGTAGCTGACGCAATATGCGTTGTCATACTTGAAAACCATTACGTAGGCCGTGGCAATGCGGTTGGCCCCAAACTTGCGGCGGATAACGCGCTTGGCAATCTCGATGGCCTCACCGGTAAATGTTTTGCTTTTGGAAGAACACTCCTTAGCGATGTACCGCTTGAGGCGCAGCTCTGCAGCGGCCTTCGCCTCGGCCTCGGTGCCGTACTGCGTACCGCTTACGCGGTTTTCACCGATTTTGAAAAACCGTTCCTGCTGGAGGACTTCGAGCCGGTTGTTCCAGAGCGTCGCCCAGTTGTCGTTGTTGTTGGGGCGGACATCGGCATCCAGCGCCTTGCCGACGATGATCTCGACGCCCTCAACGTTTGCCGCGTAATCAGAGAAGCGGTCTACTAAGATGCGGACGATCTCTTTGCCGTCCGTAAGATCGATCTTTGCGGTTTCGCCCTGACTGCCGCTCATGGAAGCGGTATTGATGGAGTAGCCCTTGGCCAGCCACTCGGCTACGATCTCGGTAAATCTGCGATTGATGTCAGCGTATTTCATTTTGTGTTCCTCCTTGATATTTTTGCCTTACTCGGTTATAATCAAGGTGGCCGGGGTAAGGCTCCCGGCTCACCTTTTGGGGTGTTTGAGTAGCGGGTCTGTGGAAGGGGCCGCTACTCTTTTTATTTACTCATCCATGATGCGCTTGACGCTTTCGCGGAGTTCTTCGAGCGTTTCGCACTTCTCGATGAGTTCGAGGATCGCTTTCAGCAGCGCCTCGGTGACGTTCACGTCGTTCATTCACCTCGCTCCTTTCAAAAAGCTGTTCGGCTTTGCCTTACACTCATATATTAAACTATTTAGTTGAAAATGTCAACCCTTTATTTTAACTTTTTCGGATATTTTTGAAAAAATTTATTTGACAATATCAACCGAAAGGTTTATTATATGAGATATGGAAGGAGGGATAGCGTGACAGCACGGCAGGTTATCGAAATGGCGGTGGCATACGCAGGGATTTCAAATTCCGAATTGGCGCGTAGACTCGATTGGTCACCCCAGCTTTTGAACAAACGGCTCAACACGGGGAAATTCACTGTTGAAGAATGGACGCAGATCGGTGAGGCCCTCGGAGCGAAAGCGCGAGTTGGATTCGATTTTCCCGACGGGAAAGAAATTTAGGGAGGAGTGCCATGTACGAAGATTTCAAAGAACGCGGTATCAGACGGACAATCATTTCCTTTGACCCGTTTCTAAAGCGCGAAGATGTGCGCGGGCTGACCGATGCGCAGGTCGGCAAGAAATTCGGTCTGGCGACGAAGACCGTCAAGGCGATGCGGCTGCATCAGGACGTTCCCTTTGAGACGATCCAGATCCTGTGCCACCAGCTTCAATGCCAGCCCGGCGACGTTCTGAACGCCATAGAGGTCTATACGATTCCCGCAAAAGGAGAAAGCCCGGACGCATGGTAAGCGTCCGGGCTTTGGGGAGCAAGTCAGCGTTTGGTATGTAATTCAAAGCCGGTCCGTGTCCGTACCCGCGGCTCACTATTCGGTATGCGGATAATCAGATCTTCGAGATCACAGTCCAGTGCTTCGCATATCAAATCCAGATGCTCAAGGTTGACACGCTCGGCGAATTCGTGGTAGTAGTCGTTGATGGTAGACGGACGTATGCCAGTTGCGCGAGCGAGATCAGCCTGCGTCCAGCGCCTTTCGCCGAGGCGCGTGGACAGTAAAATCCTAATCATAGCCATGCTCCTTTACGAGAAAATATAACAAGTATTTTCTCATTTTGCATGGAATCGTTAGGTTATAACGAACTTCGTTATAGAAAATAAAGCCGCTATGTGGAGAAATCCAGCATAGCGGCTTTTGCTATATCACGATAAAATAAGAGCGGGTGCATGGCTCAATAGAGCAGGAGGAAGAAATATGCCTAAAGATGATTTGGAAGTTAGATCGTATGCATATCAATGTACCGGTGAATCAGGCGAAGGATTTGTCCTTGCCTATTTCAACGGGAATCAGGAGGTTCCGGATGATACAATTCTGCACGATGGGAAGACATATCAGCGCGCGGAGCATCTCAGAATTGATTACGACTCCATCCCGTCCCATCAAAGAGACACGCTTGCCGAGATGGCGCTTGACCTAACGCGGCAGGTGATGAATGACCCAGAGCTCAGAGCAAAATGCGATCAATTTGTCGAGTCTGCGAAGCACCGCAAGCGGGAAAAATGAACCACAACATGAACCACAAAACTTGATTTTAAGAGCCATGCACCTCAAATGAACCTCGATTTTTTATGTTTTTCTTTGCTCGGTTATATCAGAGTTTATCAAAAGAAAAAAGCCAGAAACCATTGCGGTTTCTGGCTTTTCTTGAAAACTCAGCGCTTCGAGAACTGGGGAGCACGTCTCGCTGCTTTGAGACCGTACTTCTTTCTTTCCTTCATTCTCGGGTCACGGGTCAGGAAGCCGGCGGCTTTCAGCGTGGCACGGAACTCGGGGTTGACGCTCAGCAGAGCGCGGGCAACGCCATGACGGATGGCGCCGGCCTGGCCGGAAACGCCGCCGCCCTCGACGGTGCAGATAATGTCGACCTTGCCGACCAGATCGGTCGCAGCCAGAGGCTGACGGACGACCATCTTCAGGGTATCGAGGCCGAAATAATCGTCGATATCGCGGCCGTTGATGGTGATGGAGCCGGTGCCGCCCTGATAGACGCGGACACGGGCGACGGAGGACTTACGACGGCCGGTGCCGTACTGATACTGTCTCTTGCTCTCGTACATAGTCTGTTACCTCCTGATTAGTCCAAAGTCCATGCTTCGGGCTTCTGTGCGGCGTTGTTGTGCTCGGCGCCCTTGTAGAGCTTCAGGCGGGTGAGCGCGGCGCGGCCGATGCTGTTCTTGGGCAGCATACCCTTGACAGCCAGCTCCATGGCGAACTCGGGACGCTCGTTCATCAGCGTGCGGTACTTGACGTCCTTGAGGTTGCCGATCCAGCCGGTGTGATGGTA